AAAGCACCAGTGGTAACTGAGGTTGGATTTGTACCGATTTCAACAACAGCAGCAGAAGCATTCTCTGTGAAGAGTCTTTTATCAGCTACATTAACTGCAAGCTCGCCTTGAACTAAATCTGAACTTGATGGAACGTCAGACGCAGTAGAGCTATTTTTGGTAATGATGGTTGCCATGCTTTACCCCGTTTTGTTAAAAAAAAGGGGGCAACTTAATGCCCCCGAATCTCAAGGGAGAGTTTTAAGCATTCACCATCAAATTGAACGCAGCATCAGGACGGTAAGTTTTTACTCCGTAAATTGTATCGGCAGTAAATAACGTACCAAGCCATTCTTGCTTGTACTGAGTTTGTGTTCTGATGTTTTGCTGTTCAGCTAGAATGAAAGCCTCTTTATGAAAAATTGTAGCGGCTTTGATTTCTCCACCAGCGCTATTTTCAGCAGCGGTTTCAGTGGTAGAACAGTTAGAAGTTACATAAATCTCAACACCGTAAAGGTTGCCGATTCGTCCATTTGAAACGCCTCGGCCATCTACGAAGTCGCTGCTTACATAACGATCTATACCCATAATGGTTTTACGCATTGAGGGAGGAATAACAAAGTATCTTTCATCGAAAGGAACGTCATTGTCATCCAGCAGCTTGATAACACCTCTTATCGCCGCGTCGTCGACCAAATCTGCCGTAGTAACTGTGTCAACCGCATAAGCAGTTAAACCAGAAGAGGCGTCATTGTAGTAAGAACCAGAGCCGACCCAATTAGCAGTTTGGTCGCCAATGGCTTTTCCAAGCTCAGCTAGGTCGCTGTCCGTCTGGGTGGAAAGTGCATAGCCAGCATCGTCGGTGTAAAAACCTCTCATGCTAGAAAGCGCTTGGATTTCAGTTACATCTTCCATTAGCTTTGAATACTCGTAATGCTTGTCGATCAAGACTTGCACTTCGCTTTCAGTATTCGCTTGAACGGTCACAGCGGTTTTTGCCGCTTTAGCCGTTGCAGTTCCGCGAGTGGGAGCAGGAATATGAATTGTGTCGCCTTTCTTTCCAACCATAGGAAGACGCTTAACAAGACCAGCGCGAACTAAACGCTTTTCGTATGCAGCCCGAATTTCATCAGACCATAGTTCAGGAATAAAATTTGCCTGAGTAGTATTATCACTAAAACCACCCGTGGCAGGATAAACAGAAGTTGCCATTGCAGGAATCTCCGAAATTAATTACGAACAACACGACCCTCTGCATACGCTCGCATAATTTCGTCGCTACGATCAGCATAGGCTTGCGGGTCATCAATTTTGAGTCGCCTAATATCGGAAGCCCTGTACTTCTTTTTGCTAACTGGTTCTGAGCTGCCAGTTGCCGCGCCACTAGACGCAGCCCTTACAGATTCAGAACGCTTCATTTTTGGTTGTTCTGGAGCTGACTCCGTTTGATGTTGTCGTTTGTATTCATCAAAAATGTATACAGCGCTTTCAACATTCAAATCATTGTTAGCTTCGTTAAACAACCTTAGCCGAACTGCATCTTGAGACACCCAATCCACAAACTGTTGATCCTGGACAACCTGAACCATATCAGGATGCCTAGCCATGATTTGCTGAGCGGCTTGTTGCTGCTTTAGCTCTTTCAGCGTATCGCGTGTTTCTGTTACTACTGGATGACTCTCAATCGACTTCTGAATAGCATCTTCAGGATTACCGAAATAGTCTAACTCTTCCTTTGGCTGTTCCTGCTTGCTTGCGTCGAGCTGTCCTTGTATGAAATTATCCGCTTTCTGATACGCAGCAATTTGAAGCCGCGCATCTCGCACTTCTTCTGATTGCTTGCCTATCATCGTTTGCGCCTGATTAAGCATTTGCTCAACTTCATCACGCGACTTTTCAGCGAACTTGGATGCGCTTGTCTTATCGACTTCAGAAGCATTACCTTCGTCTATCGGAACCAACCCATCTTTGTTTTCTTCGGACTCTTCGTTTACTAGCTTTGCAGCCATAATTAACTCCGCGATTCAAGACCTTTCGGCTACCTTGTTTAACGAAAGACTATGCGTTAGCTACCTTTCGTTCTGCTTTTATTTTTTCTTGCCGCATCTTTGCCCATTTCATCGTCGCAGAAGGGTAATCCCCACTGATCGGATCAAGGCTAATGCCACGACAAGAAACTACTCTGGTTGACACTTGCTCGCAGACAGAGCAAGTAATTTCACGAACAGAACTTTCAACAAATTTTTCAATACGATGACCGTCAGGACATCTAAATTCAAAGATCATTCTCATTCGCTAAACTTTCGACCTGAGTTTCAAGTGAAGTAAAAAAGGCGAGGATATTAAGCTGTCCCTTTCGGAACATTAAGTCATCGTTGTCTTTTGTTGCTTCAACTGAATTTATGTTGACTGTGTTTTTGGACAAATCTTCCATCAACAACTTCCAACCCTTTGTACGAAACAGCTCGTACATCGCGTCAATGTATTTTTCGTTTTCGTCAGACACAGTAAATTCTCGCTAAATTAACATATTTTACTTTTTAGTACAAAAATTCGTACTATATTAATATCTCTAATATTTTAGTTACGCACAGTTATTTTTGCTTCTTCGATACCAAGTTTTTTCTCTTTGATTAAGGTTTCAGCAACCTTCGCCCTACGCTCAAAATCCTTGTCCAGATCACCTTCGGCTCGCATAGTTGTTGCGATAGCTTTCAAGCGCTCGTTCTCAAGGTCGATTGGGATAGCCTGTGTTTCAGTAGCAAGTTTCTGCGCTCTTGCCTCAGACTCGCTGGCCTGACCATTAAGCGCATTTGTCTGTGATTGCTGGAATTGCAACTGAGACTGCTGAACAACTTGAGCCACTTCTTGTTCCTCTGGATTGGGCTGCATTGACTGTTTAATGACTTCGAGCATTTCTTCACGATTTTGAAGCTGCATATTGTCAACGATAGCTTGAACCAAAACCGGATAAATTGGCGAATCTTGCGACATTGTTTGAAGCAACTGAACTAACTGTGTTACTTCGTATTCGCGGGCAATAATTCCTAGCGTCGATGTGACTTCAAAAACATAATCATTAACAGGATAATTTTCAGGATCGAATTGCATATATCTACACGCAGCAGATTTAATAAACGGAATTAAAAAGCTGTCTTGGAAATTGACCAATGTACGCTTATGGCGCTTGATAATTGCGCCAAGTGACATTGAAATGCCCGCAGCCGTAGCCTCACCATTAATTGATCCTGGAACTCCCGCAGAATCTATTGCTCCTGTGGCAGTTTGAACCATCCTTTGCAGCGCTTCCGCTTGAGTAAATGTGATTTGATTAACTTGACCAAAATTAAACGGATGTAAAACTTCACGCGGATCACCATTCGTCAGCAAAATCTTTCCTGCCCGTACTTCTGGCTTTGCACCTCTAGGCATTCGGGAAGCATCCATAGCCATCATCGGGGAGTTAGTCAACGCAAGCGCATCAATTCTAGCTCTCAATTCCGCATCAAGCGCCTTTTGGCTCATATAGCCCTTTTCGCAAACGCCCCTTCCCCAGAATCTTCCAGGAACAACATCCCACGGGAACGCCACTACTGGAGTATCGCCCATCATGTATGGATTCGTTTGAGCTTTAAGAATTACGCTACGGTTTGCAATTACAACGCAAGCATCAACGTAATACTCAGCGCTAACTTCCACTTCAACTTCGGCGTCTAACTCTTCTTCAAGAATCGCATCCAGTTCCTCTTCCAGCGGCTCCGTCAAATCAGACACGCCTTCTTCAATATCAAGCAGATAACGCGGAACCAAGCCATAATATTTGGTTAGCCTTACTTTTCTGTCAGGCTCTTGTGCTAGGCCTGGGTCTGCATCTAAAGCAGAATCTCCATAGCTTTCAATTCCAACATCAACATCGCGGTAGACGCCCTGCTCTTGTAATAATTTTATTGTGTGAGGCGAAACATATTCATCAATCGCAACGCCAATAGAATCCTCAATGCTTGTCGCTATAGGATCAATCAAGAAATTTTGCGGCAAAATAGGTT